AAAAGCTATAGAAAGAATTAATAGAAATATGGAGACTGAGAATGATTCTTGAATTTATGAAGACTAGGCAAAATGTTAAGACGCCTACAAGATCAAACCCTAGTGACGCCGGCCTAGATGTTTATTTTTGCCCCGTCGACAATGACCCGGTGAAGCTAGCAATCGGAGAAAACAAACTATTCCAGACGGGTTTAAAGTTTGGCGTACCACATGGATATATGCTGCAAGTGATGAACCGCTCCGGAATGGCAGCAAAGAGGTCTCTTGTTGTCGGCGCCCATTGTATCGACAGTGGGTACGAGGGCGAGGTTTTTATTGATCTTCATAATATTGGGTTATCGGAGATAGAGGTCCAGCCCGGAGAAAAAATTGCCCAAGTTGTTTTGGTTCCGGTTGTACACTTCAGAGTAACAGAAAGACAAGGTGGTTCTCTTTATGAAGATGATATTACAATTTCTGATCGAGGCACAGGCGCTCTTGGCTCAACCGACAAGAAATCTGAATCTAGGCCGTCTATGTCATTGCATAATTCTCAAATAAATATTATCGGCTCCTAACGATGGGAAAGGTACTTCTTCCTCTTTGTAGGGATCATCAAAAAAAATTACAAAGAAGATATAATAATTTTGTAACAGAAATGTGTAGTGAATGTATGAAAGAAGAAAAAGAGGCTGTTAATCACCCTGATCATTATAATAGTGGCAAATTTGAAGCTATTGAGGTGATAGAAGATTGGAATATGGGTTTTCATTGCGGCAATGCGATAAAGTATATTTGTCGACACAACCACAAAGAAAGACCGGTAGAAGATATAAAAAAAGCAATTTGGTATCTAGAGAGATACCTTGCATCTTTAAATGAAGGAAAATAAAATTGAACAACACATCTAGTACTACATCAGTAAGTACGATACAAGAAGCATTGTCATTTGATGACGTACTACTGGTGCCACAATATAGTGACATCATGAGCAGATCTGCAGTCGATATCACTAATGAATTATCTAAAAATATACTTCTTGGGCTGCCTGTCATATCAAGCCCGATGGACACGGTTACGGAGGGCACCATGGCCCTAACAATGTATGATGCTGGCGGCATGGGTGTGATTCATAGGTATAATTCAATCTCAGAACAAACAAAAATTGTATCTTCTGTTCTGGAAAGAAATGAAAACGTTCCAGTGGCTGCTGCAGTTGGTGTAACGAAGGATTTTATGAAAAGATGCACAGAATTAAAAGAAGTAGGCACAAAAGTGTTTTGCCTAGATATTGCTCATGGGCACCATTCCATGATGGAGGTGGCCATTAAAAGAATAAAAGATACCTTTGGCGACAGCGTGCATATTATGGCAGGCAATGTCGCAACGTTAGAAGCTTTTGACGCGCTAGCGTCCTGGGGCGCGGACTCTGTAAGGGTTGGCATCGGCGGCGGCTCGATCTGCTCCACAAGGTTAGTTGCCGGCCATGGTATTCCCACGTTTGAAAGCGTCTTCCAGTGCGCTCAAACTAGCCATAACTGCAAGTTGATTGCAGATGGTGGTATCAAGACGACTGGAGATATGGTTAAGGCTTTTGCAGCAGGCGCAGACTTTGTAATGGTGGGCTCGATGTTGGCTGGCACAGCAGAGACTCCTGGCGACGTTTTTAAGAATGCGGAGGGCAAGTCATATAAAGTATATCGTGGCATGGCGTCCTCTAATGCCCAAAAGTCTTGGAGAGGCAAGTCTTCTACTCCGGAAGGAATTTCAACAACGATTCCTTTTAAGGGAGAAGTGTCTTTAATTTTGGATGATATTAGAGGAGGAATCCAGAGCGGGTTTTCCTATACAGGTGCAAAAAACTTTGAAGAGTTTTGGGCCAAGTCTAAGTTTATCCGCCAGACGAACGCTGGCCAGAATGAAAGCTTTACTCACATCTTGAGGAGAGATAAGTGAGTGAAACCAAAAAAAAGATTATATTTTATGATTCAGAAAAGAATCAGGCAGACTTGAAGATAAGACTTCAGTACGATGGCCTTAAGCAGTCTGAGTTCTTTAGAGCAATTGTTGCAGCCTATTTGAACAAGGACAATGACATATTGAATTTTGTTTTTAGGTATAAAGAGCAGAACCAAGTTCAAGCCAAAGCCAAGCGTCAAAAAAGCAAGTCTTTGATTGATAAGGGTAGAGGCGTTGAGAGGCAATTTGGCCTAAGTAATAAAGATATTGAAAATATATTTGATATATTAGAGGAAGAACATCCAGATTTATGAACTGTTTAGAAGAATGTAGAAAAAAGAATAGTCCCTGTAAAAATAAGTCATGCCGTCTTTGGGTTGACTATAAAGAAGAATTAAATTGTTGTTGCGAATCTGTTAAATTAAATGGCCAAATGAGCTTGAGGGAAGTTGCCGCAAGATTAAACATTAGTTTTGTAAGGGTCAAACAGATAGAAAGCGCGGCAATTGATAAACTAGCAAAGAGATGCAAAAATCTTTGAAAATATTGTCTTTTTAATATCATTACAACTATTTATTTAAGAATAGCTTATTCTATTCATACAAACGAGGAGAAACATAAATGAAAAAGCGTTTATTAGAAGAAAGTGATACACGTCGTTTCATGAAGCTAGCCAACATCGATGTTCTAACTGAGAACTTCATGGATGGTACAATTGCAGAGATGGAGCACGAGGACGCCGAGGACAACGAAGATGAAGTAGTTGATCCCATGGATGACGAGCCAATGGCTGATGTTGAAGAGCCTATGGCCGACGAGCCAGGGCTAGACGTCGCTGACGAGGAGCCTGCCGCACAAGTAGATCTTGATGCATCCGAAGCAGAGGCCCTTCTAAGTGCAATTGGTGATGCAGTAAGCGAGGTAACAGGACTAGATGTGACTGTTTCTGGTGATGCTGAAGAAGAGATGCCAGAGGAGCCGATGGAGGCCCCGATGGATGCTCCTTTGGAAGAGGATGAGTTGGCTGCCGCTGATATTTCCCTTGAGGAAACAACAGAGACAGAGACTGCGCCTACTTTGAGCGAAGAGGATTTCGTTAATGAAGTTACTCGTCGCGTCGCTGAGCGTTTAATTAAGCTAGCCAATCAGTAAAATATTTCTTCTCATTTTGCTAAAAAAGCCTGTCAAAACTTGACAGGCTTTTTATTTTGTGCTAATCTGTATATAAAGAGAGGTATAGATGGCCGAAAATGAAATTTTAAATTCTGGTTTATGGTTTTTCTCCGGAGCCGTGTGCTATAAGTTGGGTTCTTGGATATTTTTGAACACATATGCTTTTATTTTTATTGAGAGCGCTATCACTAATGCTTTAGAGGTGGCTCGATACGCCAATGAAAACATTGAAGCAGCCTTTCGCCTTGTTCACAACGAGTCTTCAAAAAGTATGAGTGAGGAAGAGCTACAAGAACTTAAGCAAAAAAATGAGCTATTCTTAAATATTTGGAGACACCAAACCATAAACGCTCTTTTAAAATATTGCACGCCGTATGTGCGTCAAAAGATCACTTTTAATAATTGGTTTCAGGCGATGGACTATTTAGATAAGAGAGACAAGAATAATCTCTAACTTACAAAAATAAGGAACTTTATCTCATGCCTAAAAAGAAAAAGCAAGAAGAAATTGAAGAGACAGAGGTGGTAGAGAAGACAGAGGCTGCAGAAGAAGCAGGAGAAGTCCAGGAAATTCAACCGGAAGCTGTCCCTTTTGTCTTTAATATGCCAATGATAGAAGAACTTCCGGTTAAGAAAAGTCCAAAGATTGTAACGGTCTATGGCGACATCGACGAAGAAAGATGTTTCGAAGCATTGAAAGGCTTGTTGCTATATAAGAGCGATTATTGTGAAGAATCTCAAGAACCGCTAGACCCAGTGCAGATGTATGTTTCCACCTGGGGAGGTTCCGCAGCAGATATGTTTTCTGTATACGACTTGGTAAGAAGCATGAGAGGTAAAGTCCCCGTGCATACAATTGGTCTAGGAAAGGTCATGAGCGCCGGCGTGGTGCTCTTGGCGTCTGGCGAGAAGGGACATAGGAAAATTGGTGCAAATTGTCGAGTAATGTTCCACGGAGTCCAAGCCGGACACGCAGGGACTATTTTTAATCTTGAAAATGAGATGGAAGAGGCAAAGTGGACTCAAGAAAGATATATTAAAGCTCTAGTGAAAGAAACAAATATGTCTCTTGGCTATCTTAAAAAATTAATCGATAGGAAATTGAATGTTTATTTTTCCGCAGAAGAGGCAGTTGAATTAGGAATCGCAGATGAAATTATCTAAAATATTGTATAACAAGGCGTCAGCTAGAAAAATGGGCTGGACACCAAAGTGGTTTGGCGCAACAAAGTTTGACGGCTATCTCGTCGACCGCGTCGAAGAATTCCAGAGGATTCATGGATTAAGTATTGATGGCCTTGTTGGTCCAATTACATTTAGAAGATTATTTACTAACAGAGAGGCGTTCCCTGGCGCAGAAAACCGCATTATGTGTAACGGTACAATGATACCAATTAATTGGGACAAGATTAAAATCGACCTTCTAAGAGAAGGCTGTTATAAGAAGCAGACCAAGGCAAGAGATCCCAATATGGTAGTTACACACTGGGACGCATGTTTGTCGGCAGCTTCCTGCAAAAGAATTCTCGAAAGAAGAGATATTTCTACTCACTTTGTAATTGATAATGATGGTACGATCGTGCAATTGCTAGATTGTAACCACATAGCATGGCATGCTGGAAACCGTCGGGTCAACGCCAATTCTATTGGTATAGACTTCAGCAATGCCTATTATACGAAATATCAAAAAACATATGTAAAAAACGGATTAGGCGAACGGCCTGTTTTAGAGGACAGTGTTGTACATGGTGTGAAACTAAAGCCTCATTTGGGCTATTACCCTGCTCAGATCCTGGCCTATAAAGCTCTGCTAGAGTTTTTAAATAAAGTATATGGTATTAAACTAGAATGCCCGGCAGACTCTTCAGGCAATCTACTTACAGGTGTATTTCAGCCAGCAGTAAAGGGCGTATATGAGGGTGTTGTGTGTCATTATCACCTAACAAGAAGGAAGATTGACACCGCCGGTTTAGAACTAGATAAAATTATTAATGAAATTAATGAGAATCCTAACGAATAGCGTACTAATTATTATATGATGAAAGACAATAATTTAAATCAATTGGTAAATTCCTTCTTTGAGGAAAAAGAAAACTTATCGTTTTCAAATCTTTTAAAACTAATCGAAGAACAAATGACTTCGACAAATACGCTAACAGAAAAAGCCAGCTTGGCAACCTCTGCGGCGGATTTAGAGAACATTAATATTTCTTTGCCAACTATTAAGATCACAGAGGACTGGGGAAAAGCAGAAAGTAAAGATAGGGCAATTATTGAGAACTTTACAAAAAATATTGCACCCGGCGGCACACTAGAGCAGAAGATCGCCGCACTTAATTCTGTTTTGACAGAAAAGAAAGCAGACGCAAAAATCTCCGAGATTTTATCAACCATGGTTGTTTGTGAAGTCTTATCCTCAATTATCCGCGAGTTTACCGAATCCGCAGGAGGATTTATTTTTGAAGGTTTCCTCGCTGGCTTGTTCGGCGGGAAGTCAGTCCAGATCACCAGTCCGGAAGAAATTGAAGGAATGGATGCTTCTGGTAAGCCAATTACAGATGTAATTTTGAATGATAGACACTATTCTTTGAAACTGCTAGGACAAACAACAGGCGTTAAAGGCTCCTTTGCAAACATGGTAGAGCACTTTAGCCAGCTTGATCATGTTGTTTACCTAGATGCACGCCGCATCGAAGGCGATCAAGGTTTAGAATTCGGAGAATTTGTAATTACACTAGAGAATTTCTTAGATGTGTTTGTGACCCCATTCTTAAAACAGGTTACCATTAGAGGCTTGCAAGTTGATTCCGCGTCCGGACTAAAAGATATGTTGAGAAAGCTACGCAGCGAGGGCAAACCCGTTAAAGAGATCAAGTTTAGCAAGACTGGTTTTGCTGGAATGAGCGGCAAGGTGTTTACATACTCCCCGAGACTAGATGAAGTTCAAGTTTCCCGCGAAGCGCTAATTAATGTCCTTAAGCAAATAGACGAGATGCCCGAAGAACAATTAGAAGAGTTTGGTCCATTTGCTGTAAGCCATGCTGATCAGAAATTCGAGGGGACAAAAGCAGAAAAACTATTTGGATCGATGGCCGTTGTGAATATTCTAAAGCGTAATATTGCGAGCGGTAACAGGGACAGCATTATTGATTCTCTCAGGCAAACAAATGGATATAAAGAGAAACAACAGTTTGAATTTACGAGAACTCAAGCTGAAGAGATTGCGGGATTCAAGACAGTTGGCACATTGATGATCGGTGAACAATACATGAAACAAACTTGGGCAGCTTATGCAGATCTCCTGCAAGAGACCATCGGCCCAGTTTATAGAAATCTGCAATTGTTCACAAACAATGTTAATAATTATTTTCTAGAGGCTCCGACAAAAGAAAAGAAACAGGGTAGAAAGCAATACGCAATGGATGCCATTGGCGATGCTAAAAATCTAGAGCAGGCAACATCCACCGCTGTGGAAAAAATTGAAAATAATTAGATTTAACCCTTGACTTTAATAACGTTTGTTGTTATAGTTATAAAACACGTATATATACATAAGAGAGGTATAAGTGTCTAAACAGTATGACTCTGGCTCCGGCCTGCACGAGAAGATTCTAGAAGGTGTTAACGTCCTGGCAGATAATGTAGCTTCGACTCTAGGACCTAGAGGTAGAAATGTTATCTTGCATCAAAAGGGCCGGCGCCCGATTGTTACAAAGGATGGCGTCACAGTAGCGAAGTTCGTGGATCTCGAAGATCCAGTTCAAAACGTTGGGGTTCAAATCCTTAAAGAGGCGGCAGAACAAACTGTGTCTAAAGCAGGGGATGGGACTACTACCTCTACGGTATTGGCCCGGGCCATACTAAATAATTCGCAAAAATATCTAATAGCCGGCGCAAGCCCTGTCGAGCTTAAGCGAGGTATGGATAAGGCGACGACTGCGATTGCTACGAATCTAAAAAACATGTCGCAGCCTGTAACTAGTGAAGAAGATATCAGACACATCGCTTCGATTTCTGCAAATAATGATGCGACAATTGGTGATCTCATTGCGACCGCCATCAGCAAAGCAGGAAAAGACGGCGCTATCTCTGTAGAGGATGGACGATCTGTTGATACCACTCTTGACTTAGTTGAGGGTTTTCGCTTTGACTCTGGATACTTTGCAAAAGCTTTCGTTACTGACGAGCGCCGAGGTGCCGTAAAATACGATAGTCCAATTATCTTAGTAACAGACTATAAAGTTGATACTGTTGACTGCATTTATCCGGTGTTAGAACTAGCATCTAGGGATGGTCGACCTCTTGTTATTGTAGCCGAGGAGGTTGAAGGGCAGGCTCTAGCTGCACTAATTATGAACACTACGCGCGGCACTATGAAAGTCTCGGCGGTTAAGGCTCCTCGATTTGGCGATGAGAGAAGAAACATCATGAAAGATCTCTGTATCTCCACCGGCGCAACTTTTATTTCCAGAGAATCAGGTATAAATTTGAGTGAAGTTAAGTTGCAGCACTTGGGAAGCTGTAAGACCATCGAAGTCTTAAGTAACTTTACCACGGTTGTTGACGGTGCCGGGAATCCACAAGAGATTGATGAGAGGATAGAACAACTTAAAGAGGAGATTAAAAATACAGACGGGCTCCATCAAGCTGAGAGGATCCAAGAAAGGGTTACTAGGCTAGCTAGCGGTGTAGCGATTATCCGCGTCGGTGGCGCTACTGAGGTAGAAATGGTTGAACGGCGACATAGAATCGAAGATGCTCTGGCCGCTGTAAAGGCTGCTCAAGAAGAGGGTATGCTCCCCGGCGGGGGAGTGGCACTAGCAAGAGCTTCACAGGAGTTGGACGTTGAAATGGACAATGAAGACCAGCGCTTGGGAATGCAAATTATCTTGGAGTCTGTTAAAGCACCAATAAAACAAATGGCGCAAAATGCTGGTGTTTCGCCTGATATCGTTTTAGAAAAAGTTTTGACGCAAGAGGGTAATCTTGGGTTTGATTTTACGAGAAACGAGATTGTAGACATGTTCGAATCTGGGGTGATAGATCCGGCCAAGGTTACAAGATCCGCATTAGAAAATGCTGTATCTGTCGCTTCGACCCTAGTTACAACAAATCACGCAATAGTTGAAAACTAACTATTTATATTGAGAGGTTGTATGAGATGGAACTTGATGTACTAGTAGCCGAATTAAACGGAAAACTGGAGAGAATGGTCGACGGGATCGAAGTTGTAAAAGAGAGACAGGAGACGATGGCCGTTGACATTGCAAAGATCAAGGAAATAGTTTATAACCCAGAGGGCGGCATATACGCTAGACTGAAAGAGTTGGAGAATTGGAAAAAGACTCAATCAAAAATGACTTGGTTCTTTATAACTACTTTAAGTGGCCTGCTTGGAGTTGTTTTTGCCTCCTTGGTTGATAATTTATTTAAATAGGAATATTTATGAGAGTTAGAATATCTTATACCGTTGGATTGGATGAGATACCCGAAAAAGCTTCTAAACTAATATCAGAATCAAGCACAGATTTACAAAATGTATCTGAGACCTTGAATGATTTATCAATTAACTTGGTAACTGATAAAGAAACAGTTAGCACGATTAAAGAAATTGATACTTTAAGACAAAAACTATTCAAAATTGATAGTTTGCTAGAAGATACTTCGAATATATTGGTTGGGTACGAAAAGACCTTGCTCGGAATATCAGAAGAAGAAATTGAAGGAGACAGCACAGATGAGCTTGAAGAAGGGTGATTTAGTCTATATCCCGGCTGCAACAAGATTAAGTAGGTATAAAGGTACCAGCAGCCCTTTAGTAGATAAATATCAAAATACTGATAAGCCACTAAATTTATTAGTGGTTGAAGCGCTTAAACATAAACAAATAGGAGTAAGTTATCAAGGAGAGGTGTGGTATTTAAATGAAAAAGATGCCTACTTGGTAAGAGAATAATATGACTAATTTTGTACAATTGATAGAAATTTATGAAAACCCCGGATCAGTCTTTTCAAGAAGAAGAGTTTCTGAAAATACAACAATATCTTCAGTTGAAAGGACACATTTACTTAGAAGGGTTTTAATTAATTTAGAACATGTGACCGTTATCAAAGAAAATTCTCTTCTAAGAGAAAAGTTTATTAAAGATAACTCCAGATTCCCGGAAGATTTAGAT